GAGTTTTTGCTCTCTTAATACGGGCTTCAATTTCACGGATGACAGTGTTCTGTCCAGACCTCCAATGCCCAAAGGAGTCCTCCGCACCGGGTTGCCAAGTCGGTTGTTCAAGAAATGTCTGTCTCAACCAACTCAGCACCTTCTGTCCCTCATCCGTAGCAAATGTTCTTGCTATCAAGAGGTTTATATCAATATGCTTCTGATCTAACTCAATGGCTTCTGTGTCGCCTTCTAAGTCTTCCCACCCGCTCATGCTGGCGCTCCCATCTCAGGCGCTGGCAAAGCAGGCTGGCCACCGCCCTGTTGCGTTTGTTGCACTTGTTGAGCCATCTGAGCCATGTTTTGCATCATTGCCGCACGTTCCTCTGCGCTGGCGCGTACTGCCGCAGGCACACCAAGTTTGTCAGCAATGTAATCAATAGCCGCACCAGCCTTAATAGCCATCTGACCTTCTGGTCCAAGCCCTTGAGCAATCTGCATAAACTGCATGATGTTGTTGATCTCATCCATGTTCTGCGCCATAGCAAGCGGAGATACAGGAGCAACTCTCACTTCCAAGCCATTGACCTTTAATGGCAGATCAATCATGCCATCATCATCCATGACTTCCAATATCTTGGTTACCAATGGAATCATGGTTTCATTGATCAAGCGGCCAAAGGCAGAGCCTAAGTTCTGAGCCAACTCCTTCATGCGCTCAACCACTTCAGTGGCTGATCTAGCACTCATGTTGTCTGGCGGCAGGCTCTCATCTAACAAGGTACGCTTAATGGATTGCACCAAGTCATTGATGACCAACTGAGAGATGTTGAAGTCACCAGCACGGGGTAGAGGTTTCAAAGCCTCGCCTTGTGGACCACCGTTACGGGCAACGGGGATGATCGCTCCGGGCGTGATCTTGATGGTGGCTGGGTTTAGTACCCCATCATCAGCCGCGGTGTAGACACCAGTGATAGCAAGGGAAGCGTTTTTCAACAGCAACTCTTTGGTTTTGTTTAGCGTCTTGATGTCTGGCAATGCAGTCAGCACTGGGCCACGTCCGTATATCTCGCCTGCCACCTTCATGTATCGAGACACTACCCACGGGCTAGTCTTTTTCTTACGATAGACAAGCATGGACTTAGACTTCTCATGGAGAACGTAGTAACCAAAGTCACCTCTGTCATAGTTGTATACAGTAGCTTCAATTAGATCAACTTCTTCTGTTGGCTTATCCATGATTTGTCTTTGCAAATCAGCAGGGATATCAGCATCTTTCCACTGTTGCTGGATAGATTCGCCCTTGATACGCATCTTGCGATATACGTTATCAACTTGGCCATTAGCGCCTTCTTCAAAAGCCACCAAGTACTGCGGCACAGGAATGAAGTTAATTGGATTAACAGCATCACCCTTTTGCACCAGCATCACGGCTGTACCAACGGACAAGTCCAGCAAGAACTCACCCATAGCAATGTCAAAGTTGGATTGCTTCAATACGGCAAACATCTTGTCGCTGTACATATCCAGTATGTTTTGCGCTTGTGATCTGCGCTCCATTGGTATTTCAGAACCCGGCTCCAGTCTGCACCACTTGCGCTGTGGCGGGAAGATGCCAGACTGCAAACGGTTAGCAAAACGCTGTGTAGAGTTGATGGCCGTTGAGTCAAACACACGACTCATCTTCTTCTTGCCGCCTACTTTGCCCTCGTATTCTCCACCGTATAAGTTACGTTGCGGAAGAGCAAACTCCATAGCATCTTCATAGAGACTACGGAAGTCATCTTTACGTGCCTGAGCAATTTTGTGTCTTTGTAAGATTTGCTCTACTGTCATTTTTTCAGCCATATCAATCCTTTTCCATATCATCAGTTATCGGACCACCGACTAACCATGCATCACACGTCCTAGTGCCTGCACACTTGAAGTGGAATAGTTCGCAAAATCCTAGTTGTGCTGTCTCAATTACATCTTCGTCGTAGCCAGATTCCTCTTCTGGATTCTTGGCTTCTATGCCTGCCTTGATGCAATCAAGCATTTGAGTTGTTTGTATAAATGCCGCACAGTTACCACAGCGCATTCCCTTGGCTTCGTCTATGTTTGTTGCCCAGATAACAGATTTTCTAAGCCAGAATGTTTCGTTGTTTTTTTCATCATTTGGATTTGCTGGACCGTATCCAACATTTGCAAATGCCCAGTCTCTGTTTTCCAAATTGGTCAGGATATCGCGTGTGGCCAATGGACATTGATATGTTTCTTCAATGTCTTCGCTTTCAATCATGTTTCTTGTTGCCATTATTCGTACCACTCCAATTGCAAAGATGCCGCATGGGCTGTGCCATTGACATTGGTTAATCTAAATAAATAATTAGTTAATGGCTTTAGCACATACTCTAGTGATACAGCAGTACCGCCACCAGACTTCTTGCCAACACCGCCCGGAATAATCTGTGCGTCAATCTCAGTACCGACAGACGTTACTGTTGGATTGATCACCATCGCAACTTCACTTACATTGCTTACAGCATAGTTACGGTTTCTGTTAACTGGAGTAAACGCTGTGCCACCAGTGGTAACAGTGCCTTCGTAAATGTACAACTCTGCATCACCTAAACACATACCGTCAACAGTAATGTGTGGATATACACCAGACGGTGATGCCAAAACAATGTTAATGCTGGCTCCATGTGCAAGTGGGGCAGTGTCTGGGGCAATCTTGTATGCATAGTACGCACGTCCATCATGGTTGCGTTGATGATTTACATCAACAACAATCATTGGTGCGTCAGCTCCAGCAATGGCAAACGTGCCATCATTTCGTTTTTGAACTGGAGTTACAAAGCGTGACTTAGTTGTAAACGACTCTAGTTCTATAGGCGTGATGGCCATTATTTCTTCGCGGCTCTACGCGCCTCGCTTAAAGAAATAGCAATGGCTTGTTTCTCACTCTTGACAACAGGACCGCCTTTTCCAGAATGCAATGTGCCAGACTTGTACTCGCGCATGACCTTGCCAACTTTCTTTTGGAACTTGTCTTTTTTTTCCATGATCAGCCGCCCAAGGTAGTTTGAATTCCAAGTTCAGAGTCGGCACGTTCAGTAGACAGCAACATACGCTGGCCACCACCACGTCTTTGGATGATGCGCTCTTGTGTCTTTTTAGCAAGATCACTTTCTTGCACTTTTACCTTAGCTTCTTGTTCAGCAACTTTGGCTTCTGCCTGAGCAATCTTTGCGCGGGTAGATGCACCATCATCTATACCAACCGCTTTGCGAACCACATTGGTCATATCACGTCCTTGACATTAAATAGTAGTCAGAACCGTCCGGACCGTATGATTTCATCATTCCATCAATAGTGAAACCAAGCACAGTCCCCCATCTAACGGCTCTTATGTCCGCGCATCTTACAGTAATCTGGACACGATGCAAGTTTTGTGATATCACTCTGAAATCAATGTAGTTCATGGCGGCACGGGTAAGCGTTTTCTTGTATTCACGCCCTCGCTCCTCCATGTACAGCCATATTTCCTCTACCCCATTCCAGATATGTACTGCACCAAAGCAGGCAACTGGACGGCTATGTTGTATCGCTGTGAAAGCATCTCCATGTTTGGCCTGCATGAGCATCATCTGGTTGACGGTCAGCCCCTTGGAGACTATTTGATCGCCACTTTGCGTGGTTCGCAGGCTCATCAGGTGAGCCTCATGGAATGGAACGAAAGATATTGCTGGATGTATGGGGAAACTAGGCAAAGACATCAAAATCTGAGTTTGTGATGGTGCTGGCTATGAATGGCAGGCCACTTGGCTTGGTTGAACCTCTAGTTAGATGGCGATATTCACCGCCACCGCACATCAAATAGCCAAAAGCGTCGCCAACGTGGCTATGCTCATTTTTATTTGGGGTGTCTCTAAAGCGTTCATGGCCTGCACCTACGGCAATGCGCTTAAAGTGGTAGCCACCAGAGAGGGATTTGCGTAAAAGCTTGCAAGATTTGTTGACCAGCAGGCCGGGCTTGCCCTGCACCATCCGATTCATTGGACTTGCGGCCGCCTCTCTACGTGCTTTGAAGTCATTGGTTGCCGTAGGCTCTGCCCTTAGTCCCAAAGAGCGCAGATACTCAAACGCTGTAG